ATTATGTATAAGAATACCACTATAAGTTGTGTGTGTCAAATATACCACAGTGTTGCACATATGTCACATATTTAAAAGTGTTGAATTTGCTATATAATTTAAAAAAGCTAGTAAAATCAAGGGTTATTTGAAGAATTTTAAATGATTTAAAATATATTAAATAAGCTAGTATTTATATAATTAATTAAAAGAATACAGCAATTACAATACTTTTATTGACCTATTAAAAATAAATCTATATAAAAGTAGTATGAATATTTTAAAAATAAAAATTAATTTTATTGGATATTCAAATGAGGATAAAAACCATGAGTAATAATATAAATAAATTATTTAATAACATTGGTGATAATGTTTTAAATAATGAGCATACAAGTAGTAAATTGGTTAATGCTTACAATACTTTAAATATTGAAAATAAATTATTGGTAAAAAGCTATTCAATTTATACTTGTTTAGGTGTTAAAAATGGTGCTGGAATAATATCTTTTTTAAGAGGTCAAAAAGAATTATCAAAGCTATCAGAAATCAGAAAAAAGGTAGTAAATAAAATTATACTTCCTATTGCTGATTTAAAACATTTAGTTGAGGTTGAGGACAAAGAAAAAACCAAAACTGAAAAAACAAAAACAAAAACTGAAAATAAACAGAAGCTGGAAAGCGATTATTTAGCTAAAAAATCAGATGAAAATATAAAAAATTCATCTATGCGAACAACAGCTAATAATATTGTGTTTCCTGTTTTATTTTTAGCAAGTCAAGATAAATCAAACTATAAATTTAAAGATAATGCTTTTATGGTTAATATCATGGCACTTGATACAAAGGTTGTTAAGAATGTTTTTGGAATTGATAAGAAAAATATTGATAGTGAGGGTAAATATTTTTTAAAAACCAATATATCACTATTAATTAAATTATCTAAAAATGTTCTATTTGATGTTGAGGTTTTAAGAAAAATAAAAAATAAAACTGAAGCTGAAAATGTAGAGCAATCAACAGGTGATATAACAAGTGGTGATTTTTCAGAAGATAAAGCTGATACAATGTTAAAATCAATAATAAGTATGTTGAATTATTATGATAATAACAAAGCATTTACACAGCTTTTAAAAATTGAAAATCATATCCATAGTTTAAACAATTATGGACTTGCTAAAGCTGATATAACAGCACCAATAGGAAAGCAATCTAAAAAATATATTGATATTTTAGGTGGTAGTTTTGCTGTTGAAATTAATAATTATACTGATTTAAAAGCTAACAACTTTGATGAATTAGAAAATAATTTTATTAAAACATTTAAGATTGCATAAATAACAATCAAGTTAAATTAAAAGCCCTGACTAAACATCAGGGCTTTTTTTTTGTCTACTCTAAAAATATTCTCAAGTGATTTACTAGGGTTGTTATAGCTACAAAAATTTACACCACCTAAATCTCCCACAGGTGTCACCAAGTTTTTACTTATTAAAATTTTTACTTACTCATGGGATTTTTTTGGGATAACTTATTTTTTTATTTATTCACTAAACCATATTTGTGGGAAAACTTTTAATTTTTACCACAATTAAATTTAAAAAGTATTTGTAAGGCATACGCAGGGTGCAGGGGGGGTACTATAGTACATATGTATAGCTACGACCCAAAATACCCCAAAGTACTGTTAACCATATGCTGGGCTATATTTGTGGGACCATATTCTAGTTAAAATACCCTAAAATCTCCCGACTATATCCCTAGGGTATACCTAGAGGAGTTCTATAAATAGCTATAATTTAGATGTTAAACCCCCCGTCATACCTATAGGTATATTATACACCTGTTTTCCGATTTTGTCAAGGATATTATTATGCCAAATTGTCGCACCCACTAAAATACTTGAAATAATACTTGACAAAAGTCTAAATCGTGTGTATAATAGAATCAATGCACTTTAAAAGGACACACGTACACATTCGCATGCATGCATGCCACAGAGGTCATCACTAAACTGCATTAATTTATTAGGGAATTCCTAGGATTCCCATTAAATATGATTAAAAATAATACAAAAGACATTCCATTTAAATTACTAATGGAAATTATAAATGCAAAACATGGATTCTACTATTCTAAAGACTCAAGAAAGAAGCTTAACCAGTACACAGGAAAAGTTTCTAGACGTTTTATTCGGGGAAGCCAGAGGAAACCTAAAGAAGGCGGGAGAATTAGCAGGATATTCAGAGCATTCATACCCAAAAGTAGTTAGAAATTTAAAGCAGGAGATTATTTCTCGTGCTGAGAATTACTTAGCTACTCATTCAGCTAAAGCTGCAACTAAAATGGTAGACATGTTAGACGAGGATGGCACAACACCACACGCTAACATTAGAATGGAAGCAGCAAAACAGATTTTAGATCGGATTGGAATTGTACGTAAAGATCAGATCGACATAAACATGAAATCCCTACATGGTATTTTTATATTACCAGCAAAGGATAACATTGACAAAGATAAAACGAAAAGCTAGAACTATTCCTTTTGGTTATAAACTTTCAGAAGACACAGATTATATTGAGCCAATAGAATCAGAACTACAAGCTTTAGAACAAGCAAAGATTTATTTAAAAACATGCTCATATCGAGAAGTAGCCAAGTGGCTATATAAAAAAACAGGTAGATACCTTTCCCATGTCGGACTTAAAAGACGAGTCATTAGAGATAGCACCTCCGAAACCAAAGAGAATAGCTCGGAAGAAGGCAAAGGCATCAGCCAAACAGATTCTAGCACGAACTAGAAAAAAGGTTGCTAAAGCAGAGCAGACCCTTCGTTCAGCTAAAGCTCATGCGGAGAATACCAAAAAGAAATTACTATCTATTAATAAAACTTTAGATGGTAAAGAGCAACAACTTATAACACAAGACGTAATCGATAGTGCGTCTAAGAATGTGCAGCAGCATATTCACCAGCAGAATGTTGTTTTTAAACCTAATTCAGGTCCACAAACAGATTTTCTAGCAGCTTCAGAACGAGAAGTATTTTATGGTGGAGCAAGAGGTGGTGGCAAGTCATATGCCATGTTAGTTGATCCTCTACGTTACTGTGATAAGACACATCACCGTGCACTACTACTTAGAAGAACAATGCCTGAGTTGAGAGATTTGATTACGCATTCTCAACGATTATACAGCAGAGCATTTCCAGGAGCAAAATGGAGAGAGCAAGAAAAAGAGTGGAGGTTCCCATCAGGAGCAAAGATAGAGTTCGGGTACGCAGAGAACATGACAGACGCTTTACGTTACCAAGGTCAATCTTACACATGGATAGGAATAGACGAACTACCACAATATCCTTCGCCAGATATATATAATTTTTTAAGATCATCTTTACGATCAGTTGATCCAGAGATACCTGTGTTCATGCGATCCACAGGAAATCCAGGTAATATAGGTTCACAATGGGTACGTGAAATGTTTGTAAACCCAGGAGAACCTAATAAATCATTTAATCTAGAAGTTAGTACTCCTACTGGAGTAAAAGTAATTACTAGACGGTTTATACCTGCTAAGTTACAAGATAATCCCTACTTGATGCAAACAGACGACTACTATGCAATGTTGGCATCATTACCAGAAGTACAGCGTAAACAATTTTTAGAAGGAGATTGGGATGCATTTGAAGACTCAGCATTTCCTGAATTTAATAAAACACTACATGTGGTTGATCCCTTTGAAATACCTAAGGGTTGGCAGAGATTTCGTGCTGCAGACTGGGGCTACAGTTCTCCTGCTTGTGTTCTTTGGTTTGCTATTGATTATGATAATAACTTATGGATATATCGAGAATTATATACCCAAAAAATTACGGCAGATGTATTTGCACGAAAAGTCTTAGAGCTAGAGCGTGGAGAATACATACGCTACGGGGTCTTAGACGCTAGTACATGGGCAAAACGAGGTGATATAGGCCCAAGCATCGCAGAAACAATGATACAGCAGGGATGTCGCTGGAGACCTTCTGATAGAACACCTAAAAGCAGAATCAGTGGTAAATTAGAAATTCATAAACGATTAAGAATTGTTGATGAAAAGAAAAAGGAACCAGGGATTAGAATATTTTCTACTTGTAGAAATTTAATTCGTACTTTTCCACTTCTACCTTTAGATGATAATAACCTTGAAGATATTAATACACATGCAGAAGACCATGCTTATGATGCTTTAAGATATGGCTGTATGAGCAGACCTATGCATACACGTTATGCAGAAAGATTTAGTAAAACTCCTAGAGCACAATTTCAACCAGTGGATAGAATATTTGGATATTAGGAGTGTCAAGAAAGAAAATAAAAAAATTACCAGAAATTAATAAAATTAATTTTCCATATGATTTAGTAATTGTATATTGGGAAGATATAATTAGTAATTCAGAATGGACTTATATTTCAGAAATTAAAAAATCAAAGACTGCTATCTGTAAAAGTGTAGGTTGGTTAGTTGAAGAG